CTGTCCGCAGCTAAAGTTGTCATTTAACTATCTCCCAAAAAAACATTATTTCGCTTTCAAATCTCAAGAATCCGAGATTCACTTTTTCTTCTTTTACGCCTGGACCCATATCCCCCGCTTACCCACGACATTCCAGCCGCCGCCGGCGTCACCGTCACCGATAAACTGCAGGTAGTCTCCTCGCTGGGCGGTGGCCTTGGTATTGGTAATCGCCGCACCATCGGCACCGGCTGCCAGGCCGCAGCCGCCGAGACTCTTATCGGCCGCGTTAAAATCGACTATGATTCCAGCAACTCCCAAACCCGCACCGTTTACCACGGTGATTTTGTAGCCCAAAACCGTAGCAATAAGCGTGATAGTTTTGGCATTGACGCCGAGATAAATGACCTTGCCGTTATCGGCGGCCTGGGTCGTATAGTCATCGACCTTGGTCACCCGGTTGGGATTAGGATCGAACTCATCCTGCCCGCACGTCACGAACTCGATCTCCATCTTGGTTGCCGATACGTAACGCGATATCCTGCCGACGTAGCTATTGCTCGATGCGTCGAAAGTAAGCACCTGGTCATCGGAAGCGTAGACCGGCTGACCTACATCAGTGACCAGCCCGACCAGTGAGCATACCAAACGATACACGCCCGTCCGAAGCCTTAGATTCTTGTCCCCGGCTCCGCCCAGCGTGTTGTCTACCTGGAAAATATTGTGGCCGAGAAATCTATCACCCGCCACCAGGGGCCGGCCGTAACCGGCAGCATTATCGCCGACCATGGCGCCTTCAAAGACGATATCGGTAGCGACACAAGGGACCGCTCCCATATCGCCCGTCACCAGGACCTGCGGGCTGTCCGCAGCTAAAGTACTCATAAGACTATCTCCCAAAAAACATTATTTCACGTTCATTGTTCAAATCTCGGAACCGCTACCGGAACTCAAGATTTACTTTATCTTTTTCATCGCCGCCCGGCCGGCTTCAGCCCTTTTGCGATCGCCGCAGCCATCCGCTCGCAGTATGTAATTCTCCAGGGCAGCCTTGGTCGCCTTGTCTTTAAAGGGCAAAACACAGGGCAAACTTAATTCATCATTCCCCTTCAGTTTCCTAAAGGCCCGCAGGGTGCCAAAGGCAACCGGGTCATCTAACTCGAGTAAAAAGCCGGGCACGTTCAGATTGGGACCTCTCTTGCTTTGAAGATCCTCTATAATTCGCTGGTAGAGCTCAGGTAGATTCTTTTTCGCTTGCCCGGCGGTGCAACTCTCGATTTGCCGAATCACCTCATCCCTTATCTCCGAAACCAGCTGCGGATAAACTGCCTCCAAATCCTCCACCGTCTTTACCCCTGCTGTTGCGGGATCCTGATTATCCTCTGCAGGTATTTCGGGCTCCTGCGTGCCGGCCGCAGATTCTACGGCTCCCTGGATGTCTTCTTTTTTCGCCATTTGCTCACCTCATTAACAAAATCGTTTATATTGTTTTTTACTACGCCTGAAAGTCGATGCCGCCCGGGTGCTGTTAATTATTTTGGTGGGCAATCCTGACCTGGCCCTCAGCATCAGCTTTCTTAAACGCCACGTACGCATTGACATCACCACCATATTCGGTCTGCAGATCTGCGGACGCTGCAAATTCCGCCTTCAAGGCCGCCTCATCAGCAGAGCCGGTTTCTGTCTCTTCACCGGGTGGTGTAGCCTCATCGGAGAATTCAACCCGGGCCGCTTCCACTGCCGGCTTTGCCTTTTGGAGCTCCGTGACCTTTTCGGCAAGCTGAGTATTCTCCTTCCCGAGCTTATCAGCGTGAAGCTTCATGGCCTCGGTGGCCGTTTTGCCTTCGCTCGAGTGTCTCAGTGTAGAGGTCCGGATACAACGCGGCAAAACTCTCGACACTTTCGATTTCGTTTACTGTTTGTGTTTCTTCGCCAGCCATAATATTGGTCTCCTGAAATAAATTGAATTTGATTTTTTGATTATCACTATCAGCATACGCTGATGATTTCGTATTGCTGTCGAAACCGAACACACACATGCTCACTTCCAAGATGGTCGATTTGCGAAAAACAGCCCCCGGGCCCTTCAAGGTATGCCCGTTTACCTTGACACTTTCACCTTCCTTAATATGTTCAACTATTGAAGGCGGCACCAGCAAAGATGCCTCCATCGGAAAGCCTTTCTCCATATCGGCCTTGAGTTTTTGAGCATCATCATTATCGAGAAAAGGACCTTCGACAATTACCTGGTCGGATATCTTCTGGCTGGTCGTAAAACCGATCCGGACATCTTTGAAATGCTCAGCGAGAACCGGCGTGCGTTTTTTGGCAAACTTCATCCCTTCCAAATCAAAGGCAACGTTGCCCCAGAACCAATGACCCTTCATGATCACGCCGGTATAGCCTACTATCCGGAAGTTATTGCCCTTTTTATCATCATCGCCTTTGGCGAAAGTCACTTCGGCATTATCATTAAATATACATGCATTGACGGGTGCGGTATCGTTTGACATTGAGCTTTTCTCCTTTTTCTTGGCCGGCTCGAAGCTCTGATATTTGATGTTGTTGTCTTTGAGCCATTTCTTAGCCTTCTGAACCGCCCAGCTCTTGGTCGGGAATCTCAAGGCCTGCGGAATTACCGGATCTTTGGGTTTGCTCTTGTTTTTGAGCTTAGCCCAAATAATGGCGATCGTCTTGGGTACTTTTTTACTGCCATAGATCGTTCCACCGTTGGTCCGCCGAAAACTCTTGGGATCGAAATCCTTCGGATTTTTCAGCCTTGCTGAATGCTCATTCGGATATGGCATAATTTATCCTTTCAGGCCGCTGGTTTTCCTGGTTTCGGTGGAACAAATGGAATAAGGTTCACCCCTTTCTCTTCAAGATATTCGTCCTCATCTCCCCTCTGATCCGTAATGTCCTTAAAATCATATCCCTGCCTGGCACAAATTATCGACCGCGTGGTTGTGCCGTTCTTCAGCTGCTGCTCATCAGCCTTGGCTTCCTTCCAGGGGTCCACATAAGGCCAGCGCTTGCATAAGATTTCAAACCGGCCCGAGTCTTCGCGTTCCTTCAAGGCCTTCCGTGCGATCCACTGCTGCAATTTCAGCAAATACAGCCGTCTCATAAATGGCTTTATAACCAGCTCCTGCTCATCATACCAGGTGTCCCGGGCCTCCTGATAGGCAATCCGGGAATTCATAAACGTCGCACCGGAGTAATCCCCCGTTACCAGCATAAGCGGCAGATTCACAGGCTGGCCGATGAGCATCATAATACGCAAAACAAAATTATCAAAAGCCGACGCCGGCCGGGTCGAACCAATTGCAGCAGCCGTCTCTCCCGGGTCACCACGCCATATCATGCCGGGGTCTATCTTTTCGAGTGTCCTGTCATCCTCATCTCTGCCGGATGAACTAATGCCCTTGGTAAAAGGCGGCGGCTGACCGGCCTTATCCTTGGTCGTAATCATCATCGGAAAGCACGCATTAATTTTCGCGGCCACCAGCTCGGCATCGACGTAGCCAAAAAGCTTATCAATCATATCGACGGCACTAATCAGGGCCGGCTCACCGCGGGAACAGCTGAAACGGTCCGCATTAAAGGCATGATGGACCACCTCGGCGGTGTATTTTTGAACGGATTCATTTGCGATGTAACCCCACTTGTTCGGCTTGCCGATATAATAGCCGATGATTTTTTTTGTCGTTTTGCTTACCGCCACACCATTAACCACCTCAAAATGTTCGGCTTTCTTTTTGCCGTATGGTGTGCCTACCTGATCACCTTCGATCGCCTGGATCCCCTCATCGGCAAAGACCGTAAACATGTCACCGTCCCGGCAATAAGTATAATACATTTTTTTCAGATATGCGTGAATGTTGAACCGGCCGGTTACATCACAGGGCTCGTTGATCATTTCTTCCTTCCAGAGATCTTCGGCCGCCGTGTTCCATCCCTCATCATCGGTCTTTGCCTGAATCTTCGTGGCGGTACCGACAACCTTTGTTGCCAGCTTGCGAAATATTCCTTTGACCAGCGGGTTATTACGTCCCAAGTCACGGCAGATCTCCCGTAACTTATCGAGCTTCTCCTGACTCAAATGCCAGTCCCCGGTACCGCCTTCCTCCGAACGTTTCTTCCGGGTCCGATGTTTGTCCAGAATATCATAGCCGAACCGATACGATTTGCGCATCATGGCCGCCCGCGGCGACAATACTGCCACGACGTTATCCAACGCTACCGAACAGCGGCGTAAAAACGGATTTGATTTTCTGCTCGTTTCTCTCATCAGAATTCAGCCACCGTGATCCTGCCTTTGTTCCCCCTATCGATTTTATTAAGCAGCCTTTGCTCCCGGGCATAGAGTGTTCGCAGCTCCGCCCGGCTCACAGTTTGACCATCCACCGTTGCGCTCTGGGCGCCGGCCTCAATCGCCGCTATAGCCGCCTGCACGCTTGCAAGTTGTGCTGCTAACGTAGCCATTCATAACAAACTACCAGATGAACCTCGGAGAAAAAAGGGGGTATGTACTAAGAATTAGTACAAAGTTGAAAATTTTTTTAAGCCAATATCCCGCTTAACGGGTCAAAAATGGGGTTCCGTAGATTTGAGCTGACTCAAGTCTCATTTTCCGGTTGATAATTTTCCTCGATGCTCTTGAACGTGTGACCGCAATCGGCACATTTATGATGTCGAATCGGCAAGTCTCTGCTGCTATAAACCGGCACATTTGGGCTATTACATTTCGGACACCGGGGTTTTACATAGCGGACCAGCTGGTCCTTCGGTTCGGTTGATTTCTTTTTCTTTCGCCGGCCCGGCATATCCAGATCAGGCAGATCATTCAAAAAACCGTTTGTCATTTCTCACATCCATGTTTTATTTTTTGCCATAGCGTGACTTCCTGTCCCAGCTCAAGCCTCGGGCCTCCGACATGAAGCCCGACCAAAAACCACCAGCGCAGATCTCGGCACCTAAAATTTCGTTCTGCGGCGGCTCACCACAGAACTCGAGCGCCGGCCA